AATAATAAGTAAAAATAATCATGAGTACATATTTGTAAAAGAATATCCTAATTTTATAATGTATGAAGATATGATAACACACTGTAAAGAATGTTTTAAAACACAGGATTTAGGATTAGTAAAAGAAATTATAAAACCACCAAGAGCAGATTTGAATGTAGAAAAAGTAAAATTTTAAGGAGGTACATATGAGTAAATACATAAAAGAAGATTTAGAAAAAATGTTGAGAGAACATAATAAGAATCAAGCTAAGTTAACAGAAGTTGAATTAAAAAAAGAAGAATATGAAAAAAGATTAGAGTATGCAGGAACAGTTAACGAAGAAACTGACAAAGAAGTAATAAAAAGTATGCAATTATCGGGACAAGCATATGACAATATACATGGAAATACAAATAAGATCTCAGATACAACAGCAAATACTGCAATTTCATATTCAAAAGAAATGCATCATGTTAATTTTGAAGATAGAGCTTTTTTAGAAAGAAAAATAGAAGAATTACTTGAAATAAAGGAAAACTTAGATAAGAAGATAGTAAGAATTAAAAACTTATTACAACAATTATCAGCGGAAGAAGAGTTTATTATAAAAATATACTATATGCAAAAATCGAAATGGGATTATGTTTCTCAACAATATTGTGTTGAGTTTCAAAAACCAAAATCAATAAATCAATTGTTAAATATAAGAGATTCTGCAATAGAAAGCATGTTAGATGTATTAAATACAGGAGAATGAAAAATTGTGATAAAATTGTGATGAAATTTGGATGCAATTTTGATTCTAAGGTATTATAATTATAATAGATAAATTATAAAAAGTCGCAGATATGAAAAATATCTCAAAGGCCAAGCGACTAAAGTATTTGCAAAAGCAATTTGTTTGTTTGTGTAAGAGTAAATGTTTTAAATGTTTACTCTTTTATTATTTTTTGAAAGGAATAGGAAAAATGGAATTTAAAAAAGCATATGAAGCATTAAAACAAGGGCATAAAATAAAAAGAGAACACTGGAAAGGTTATTGGGTAAAAGAAAATGGAACAATAACAATGCATTGTAAAGATGGAAGTGTAATCCCTTTTTTAGAAACAGAAGATATATTTGTAGATTTAGATAATATTGTTGCAGACAACTGGATTATTTGTGATGACATAGATGAAACAAAATTAAACATTCAAACATTTACATTTGGAGAAGCAATATCAAATCTTAAAAGAGGGAAAAGAGTACAAAGGCAAGGTTGGAATGGAAAAAATCAATATATAGAGCTTGCAACTAATATCAGTTATAAAAATACTAATGCTGAAGTAGTAAATGCAGAACATGATGCAATAGGAAATAAAGCAATAGCATTTGTAGGAACATCAGGAGTACAATTGGGTTGGCTAGCCAGTCAAGCTGATATGCTAGCAGAAGATTGGAAAGTAGTAGAGTAGCAATTAATATAAAGGAGAAAGACACTTGGAAGAAATAAAAAAGAAAGATTTAAAAAAGTTTGTAAGCAGAGAAATTATATATTGTATAATATATGTAGTTGTGTCATTTATATTATTATTTAAGCAAAATACATTCTTGTGTGGTGCGATAATTACGTTTATTTATGCAATTATAATTGATATAGATGCAAGAATATCAGCTGAAAGAACATTAAAGAAAATAGAACATGTGCAAAATCAACACAAAAATTAATAAAATATTCACAAGAGTTTATCAGAAGTGGTAAGCTCTTTTATTATGTTAAATAACAGATAGCAAGTAGTGATATAACATAGAAACAGCAGATTGGCAAAAAGTAGAACTGGTATAGTATCGAAGAATAAGCCGATTAGTTCTAGGGTGCAATATTCTATAACTATATCATTACTTGGTGTTTATTAAATGAAAGAGGTGTTTATGGAAAATGAAGAAAGAATAAATGAATATATAAAACAATGTTGTAGTAATTGTAAAAATAAATCAAATTGTAAAATAAAAGTGTTTGAAACAGAAGATATAATTTATACCAAATGTGAAAATTATCAGCAAGAAAAGAAATTAGAAGGATATAAAAGACCAATTGTAAAAATGGCGGGAAGAAAATTAGAAATATGAAATGGACAAAACAAAAAGCAGAAGAATATATAAAGAAATGTAAATAAAAAGGACTTAAGTATTGGAGTGCAAAAGATTATTTAAAAAATCATAAAACAATGACATCAATAATTTAGGAGGAATCAATGAAATTTAAAATAAACAACAGAGAATGGACAATAACAGAAGTATCTCAACAAGCGATAAAGAATATGCAAAACATAAGAAAAGCTAATGAAGATGAAAATCTAAAATCAATAGATATGAGATATTATGGAATTACATATTGTGATACTTTAAAAATATATATTGATGAAGATCTACCAGCAGACAGAAAAAAATCAACTTTAATTCATGAACTAACACATTGCTATATAGATAATTATATAACACATTGCGAAAAACAATATTCAGAAGAAGATGTTGCTGATATAGTATCAAATTCTTATGATATTATTCATGAAATAGTTGATAAATATTTTGAAGAAAAATAAAGATTAAACAGAAAGAGAGGTAATCTTATATGACAGATGCACAAAAAAGATTTTGTGATGAGTATTTAATAGACCTTAATGCAACAAGAGCATATAAGGTTGCTTATTTGAGATGTAAAAAAGATGAAACGGCTAATGTGAATGGCAGCAAATTACTAAGAAATGCTAAGGTTCAAGAATACATATCTGAAAGAATGAAAGAACGAGAACAAAGAACAGAAGTAACACAAGATATGGTAATAAAAGAGCTGGCTAAAATAGCATTTTTAGACATAAGAAAACTATATACAGAAAATGGACAATTAAAAAACATAGCTGATATGGATAGTGAAACTGCAGGAGCAATATCATCATTAGAAACATTAGAAGAATACGAAGGATATAGAGATGACAGAGAAAAAATAGGAGATACTCAAAAAGTAAAACTATTAGATAAAACAAAAGCTCTTGAATTGCTAGGAAGACATTTGGGAATGTTTAAAGAAAAGGTAACAATTGATGGCAATGTTAATACAAACAATCCATTTTCAGGAATGTCAACAGAAGAGTTGAGAAAGATATTAAATGAATAATAATGTAAAAGAAGAAATAAAAAAACAAGCACGTTTAGAATTAGCTAGACGTGATTTTTTTGAGTATTGCGAATTAACCGCATCTGATTTTTATAAAGAAGAACGAGTATTTTTAAAGGATTTATGCTATCAATTACAAGATTTTTATAAGAGTGACGAAAAAGTATGCGTAATTAATATGCCACCAAGACATGGAAAATCTAGAACTGCTGGGAAATTTGTAGAATGGGTATTAGGAACAAATCCAAATGAAAAAATAATGACAGGATCATACAACGAAGATCTGTCAAGTTCATTTGCAAAATCGGTAAGAGACACAATAGCATCTGAAAAGACAGAAGGTGTAATTGTGTATAATGATATATTTCCTAATACAAAAATTAAAGATGGTGAAGCTACGCAAAAAAAATGGGCATTAGCTGGGAGTAAAGTATCAAATTATCTAGCAACGTCACCGACAGGTACAGCAACTGGTTTTGGTTGTACAATAATGATAATAGATGACCTTATAAAAAATGCTAAAGAAGCTTACAACGAAAATACATTGAAAAATCATATAGACTGGTTTAATAATACAATGCTATCAAGAACTGAAAATGGGTTTAAATTAATAATTATTATGACAAGATGGTCTAGTAATGATTTAGCAGGATATGTATTGGAGAATTATTCTAATGTAAGACATATAAATTACAAAGCTGTCCAAAAAGATGGCTCAATGTTGTGTAAAGATGTGTTAAGCAAAGAAGATTATGAATTTAAAACAAAGAATATGAATAAAGACATTGTTTACGCTAACTATCAACAAGAGCCAATAGATGTAAAGAATAGATTATATACATTATTTAAAACTTATGAAAAATTACCACCAGCACATTATGTTATGAACTATACAGATACTGCAGACGAAGGTGATGATTATTTATGTTCAATAGATTATCAGATGTATAATAATGAACACTATATTTTAGATGTTATTTTTACACAAGATCCGATGGAAGTAACAGAACCAGCAGTAGCAGAAATGATGACCAAAGATAATGTTGGAAATGCAAATATAGAAAGTAACAACGGTGGCAGAGGATTTGCAAGAAATGTAATAACAAATTTAAGAAAATTGGGTAACAGACATACAAATGTTAGATGGTTTCATCAAGGAGATAATAAAGTTGCGAGAATATTAAGTAATTCAACAGGAGTAATGAACAATGTGTATTTTCCTATTAATTGGGAAGATAGATGGCCAGAGTTTGCTAAACATTTAAAACATTATGTAAGAACAGGGAAAAATGAACATGATGATGCAGAAGATTGTTTAACAGGGGTATATGAAAATCCAAAACCTAAAAATATAAATATGGAAATGACTAATAAATCATTTATAAAAATGTAACACCTATCAAGTGGGTGCTTTTTTTGATTGGAGGGAACAATGTTAAGATATAGCAAGGAAAGATTAGCAGAAGAAAGAAGTATAACAGATATATATTTAAAAGCACAAGAAGAGTTGGATATTAGAAAAGAATTATATGATAGTTTTAGAAGAAAATTAACAGATGAAGAACTAGCAAGTTTAGATGATGAAGATATAAAAGTACCATTAGAAAGGTATATATCTGTTATGTCTGCTGGTTATTTTGGAGGAAAAGCACCAACTTATAAAGTAAAAGCTTATAATGCTGATAAAGATAAAATAATAAAAGAATTATTTAATCATGAGACTAATGATGAACAAGAAATAAAAGAAATAGAAGAACTAATAAAACATATAGTTGATTATAACAAAGATGGTTCGCATTTCTTACACATGGTACTAGATTATCTAGTAAAAAGAGCTTGTTATGAAATATATTATAAAGATGAAAAGACAGGAGAAATAACAATAGCAAGAAGTGATGCATTAGAAACTGTTGCAGTATGGGATTATTCAATTCCAAAAAAATTAATAGGTATATATAGAATAATTTGCACATATATGGCAAATGGTGAATATCAACAAATGATAGAGCTAACAACAGCAGATGGAAAAAGGTATTATTATGATACACCTGAAAAAAGAAGAGTATTTGGTACACCAGCATATGAACAGCAATTTAAAGATGAACCACTTTTTAAAGAGAATAAAGAAGAAAAACAACCAAGAATGTGGGATGATGATATTCCTGCAACAGCAATAGAAAATTGTGATGGAATGGCAATATTTGAACCTGTAATAAGTTTAATAAGAGCATATGAAAGATGTATTCAAAATTCAAGAAATGTATTTAAATACAATGATGAAGCAATATTAAAAGTTATTGGATATCATCCGGAAAATCCATTAATTATACAGGATGAAAAAGGTAAAGATGTTATTAATCCAGCAAGAGTAAAAGAAGATGAATATGTATTAACAAGTAGAGTAAGATATCTAGATGGAAACAAAGAAGTAAATAGTGATATTGCTTGGGTTGAAAAGAATGTAAATGATACAGCATTACAAAATCATAAAAAGACTTTGATGGATATTATATGTCTTTGCTCATTTTGCCCTAATATGACTGATTTAGGTTTTACACAGGCTGACAACAATGCAGCGCTTGAAAAGAAATTTTTTAGTTTACAACAATACATTGCAACATTCGAAGGCGATTTTATTGAAGGACTAACAAGAAGATGGAGAATTATATTAGAAAAATTTAATAAAGAAAAAGGTAAAACATATGATTTTAGAGATATTGAAGTAAAACTAAATAGGAATTTGCCATCCGACAAAGCAACAGATATTACAAATGCATTAAAAGTAAGAGGATTGTTGCCAGATGAGACAGTTATAAATCTATTAAATCTTGATTTAGATGCAACAAGTGAATTGGCAAAGATGGATTTACAAAATGAAGAAAACATACAAAAAAATTTACAACAAATGCAAATGATGGGACAAGTTGGAGTAGAGCAAGATAATAAAGAAGAAAAACAAGATGATAAAGTAACAGATTTAACAGATGAACAAAAAGTTCAGAAATTAACAGCAGACAATAAGAAAGAACAAGAAAAAGCAGTTAATAAACAAATTAATAAAGAATAGAGGTGTTTTATATGTGGGAGCAACATGATAGCTATATGAAGCAATTAAAACAACTATACAATAAAACATCAAAACAAACACAATTAAGATTGCAAGAACTCTTTGATACATTTAATTTTACATCAGAAAATATATATAATATAGCTGATAATAAAACTAAAAAAAGAATAAATACATATATAGAGCGGTTGGAAAGAACAAGGACTACTAAAAAGCAATAACTACTTTACTGTATTAGCATACAATATTTATAAAAGAACAAGAGTAAAGAATAGTGAAATACTTGAATTACTTATTTATAGTGTATATATAGAAGAACAAAGCAAACTTGAAGAGCAAGAAAATCAAATAATGTATGAAGATGTTAATTATTACTATGAACAAGGACAACAAGAAGTAACCAAAAAGAAAAATTCATCAATAATTCCAATGGCTTTGTTTCTTGCATTATTGGATCAACCTAATTATTCAGGATTTAATTTAAAACAATATATTGAGATAATAATCAAATATAATACAGAGCAATTGTACAAACAAGTAATTTGTGATATAATGCAACAAAAAAGCCTAAAAATCGATTCTAATGTTTATCAGAATATAATAAACAAGCAAAATAATCAAAAGCTCAATATAAATAATGACAAAATATCAGGCTATATGGATTTAACATTAATAGGTTTAAGTAATTTAGCAAAAGTTGAAGGAATAAAATCAGTTGCAGAAGATAATGCAAAAGTTAGATTTGTTGCAGTAGAGGACGATAGAACTACGTTGATGTGCCAAAGCCTTGATGGACAAGAGTTTTATATCAATAAAGAAAATGTATTTGATAGATACTGGCGGAGAAACACAAAAAGAATTAACAATGCAAAGGATACGATGTAGAGGACTTGTTTTGGGGTTAAATCTTCCAACAATAATGCACCATTATCACCATTGCAGAAGTTATGTTGTGTATTTACCATATTATGAACTAGAAAAGAAGTATGGTATTTTTGATAGTGATTTAGAAAAGATTGTAAAAAATAAATATAATGTTCAAAAAGCCAAATTAAAAGGATTGGATAAAGAAGCATTATTGAAAACATTAAATAATATGAATAAAGTTTATAAAGATTTTCCACAAATAGAAAATGCAATAAAAGAAATAAGAGTAATAGAACATCCATATGGAGGATTAAATATAACTCCAGATATACAGGATAATAAATGTATAATGGAAGTAAGTAGAAACTTTTATGGAGATGAAAATATAGTAAAAGAACAATATCAAAATGATGTAAAAAATGGATTTCATCCTAAAAATACAAAGTATGAGGATTTAGGAAATCACGAATTAGGCCATTGTGTTACATATGAAATAATTAAAAACAGATATGCTGATAAAAATCTAATAATTAAAGACTGGAATAATGATATAACAACAAAAGAAATTGTAGCCAAAGCATTTAATAATTTAGGAGTTAATGATAAAATGTCACAAGACTTATTAAGGAATAATATTTCTAAATATGCAAAAACAAAATATAGTGAGACAATAGGAGAAGCATTTTCAGATTATTATAGAAATGAAAAAAACGCAAGTATATTAAGTAGAGAAATCATAAAAATAATGAGAGGAATGATATAAATGATACTGAATCCTAGATGGTTAGATTGGTTATCTGATGAAGAAGACGAAAATGGAAATAGGACAAAATTAAAAGAAAACACACCTGATGACATACGAAAAGAGTATGAAAAATTAATAAAAGAAGAACAAGAAAGCATGAGAAACAATAAATTAAAGAAAACAATATTTTAAGCACTTACTAAAAAGTAGGTGCTTTTATTATGGAAAGAAGAAGGAATTATGCAAGAACAATTAAAAACAGAAGTAAATGAAAATGTAAAGAAATCTATTATAGCAATAGGACAAGAACTCATAAAGAGAGCAGATGATATAACAAACGATTTAAAATTTGTTGCTAATATTGAAATTTATGCAAAATTAACACCAGATGAAATAACTAATTTTGATGTAAAGAAAAATTATATGGCGACATACGAAGCTAAGGAGGAAAAATAATATGTGGTTATTAGTTTTAATGTTAAGCATTAAATTACAAATGCCTACTTGGTATTGGATCATATTTACTATAATTACAATATTTAGACCAATTATAGGGCTGTTTTGTAATATTATAGAGAATGAAATAATAAAAACAACGAATAAAATTGATACACCAGATAAGGTATTAAAAGATACAATGGAGTGTTCAATCAATAAATAAGTTATTAACATTTTATAATTATATAACAAGAGCTAAGTCGACTAGTTCTTATTTTTATGCCCTAGACAAGGCTTTAAAAGGTCTATTTTTATTTGGTTAGACTTCCGTAAAAAGTCAAATAGTTTGGTTATAACTTAGCCGAGAAAGTTAAAGGAGGGCATTATTTATGGAAAATAATGAAGAAATAAAAAAAGATATGGAATCTACTGCCGAGAGTGTAGAAAAAGTTGAAACGTCAAAAGTAGAAGAAAATAAAGAAAAAACTTTTACAAGAGATGAAGTAAACAAAATGATTAATGCTGAAAAGCAAAAACAAAGACAAGCAATTTTAGAAGAAATGGAAGCAAAGAAAGCAGAAGCTGATAAACTTGCAAAGATGGACGAAGATCAAAAGAAATCTTATGAATTAGAGCAAGAAAGAGCTAGAGCAAATAAAGCTGAAAATGAACTAAATGCTTATAGACTAAAAGACGAAACAATTCGCCAAGCAAGTCAAAGAGGTATCTCATTAGGATATATAGAAACTATTGATTTTTCAAAAGAAACTGCTGAAAGTATCAATTCAAAATTAGATATATTTGAAAAAGTATCAAAAGCAGAGAGAGAAAAAACAATAAATGAGTATTCTAGAGAACCTGCTCCTCAAACAGGAGATTCAATTGAAGGTTCTAAACCAGAAAGTCAAATGACTTATGAAGAACTTTGCAAATTATCAAAATATAAAAATTAAAAGAAAGAAGGTATAAAAAATGGCAGATTTTACAAGTACAGGAACATTTAACAAAAAATACTTTAATGAAAGAGCATTCGGTGCTTATTATGACACAATCCCACAAGAAAGATTAAATTTATTAATAAAATCAGGAGTATTACAAGGAAACAATAGAATAAGAGAAATGTTTGCATCACAAACTGGTGCTGAATATGGAATAATTCCAATGATAGGAAGATTAAAAGGAAAACCAGTAAACTATGATGGAAAAACAAAATATGATGAAGGAAAAACATTACCAACATATAAACAAGGTGTTGTTGCTATTGGTAGAAAAGACAAGTTTTATGAAGATGACTTTACATATGATGTAACATCTAAAAAAGACTTTATGAGTCAAGTTGCAGACCAACTAGGAGATTACTGGGATAGCGCATGGGAAGATGTATTATTAATTATAACAAAAGCATTATTCTCAATGAAATCAGATGCAGGTAAAGTTTTTGCTTCAAAACACACATATGATATATCAGGAGAAAAAGAGTCATCAGTAGCTGAAACAACATTAAATACAGCGTTACAAAAAGCATGTGGAGATAGAAGAAGAAACTTTAAATTAGCAGTAGCAAACTCTGTAATAGTAACAAATCTAGAAGGAAAAAAATTAGTAACAAACTTAAGATACAATGACCCAAATGGAATTGAAAGAGAACTAAATGTTTATACATGGAATGGAAAATTATTAATTGAATATGACGAAATAACAGAAGAAGAGGGAGACCCAATATATGCAAAAACTTCTGATAAAACTTTAACAGAAGGAAAAACATATTATACAAAAAGCGGAACAAATTATACAGCAGTTGCAGAACCTTCTGTTGAAAATATTGGAAACTATTATGAAGTTTCAGGATATGGAGATTCTAAGTATGTTACTTATGTTTTCGGAAAAGGAGCATTTGACTATGAAGACTTAGGAGCAAAAGTACCGCATGAAATGGATAGAGATGCTGATAATGATAGAGATTACTTATATGAAAGACAAAGAAAAGTAATGGCTCCTCATGGTGTTAGTTACTTAATGAAAAATCAAGCAACAGATTCACCAACAGATGAAGAATTAGCAGATGGAGCAAACTGGGATTTAGTAGTAGGTTCTGATGGAAATACATATAACCATAAAGAAATCGCTATAGCAAGAATAATCTCAAAAGGATAGAAAGGAAGGCAATAGATGTTAGAACAAATAAAGCAAAGATTAGGAGCAAATTACATTGAAGATACAGATAATGTAATAAAAGACATAATAGATGATATGACTTCTATTGCCTGTGCTGCTTCTAATCGAAAAGAAGATGATAAAAAGTTATTTCCATACATAAAAAAAGCTGTTATATCCGAATATTTATGCAGAGGAGCAGAAGGCCTTTTATCAAGAAATGAAGGAAGTGTTTCTTCAACATTTAATGATATAGAAAAGAAATTAAGGATAGATGTATCAACAATAAGGAGGCTACTTTAATGTTATTACGAGATTTAACAAAAGTCTACATATCAGAATATAAAGAAATAGAAGACCATCGGAGAAACAGAAAAAAAGTGGAGATATAAAGGAAAAGGCTTGTCGGTAAAAGAAATAAATGAAATTTCATTAAAAGACTTGAATGAACTAGAAGTATATAAATTAGCAAAGGAAAGTAATGTTGGTATAGCTTATTTAAATATTCAGCAGGATATAAATGAACTCGATAGGAAATCAACAGGAGAAGTTGACTATAGTAGATATAAAGCAAGAACTACAAGAAAGTATCTTATAAATAAAGGTGATGGAATATCATTTGAAAATATATCGGAGCTAGAAGATTTTATACCAGAATATTATGTAAAAGATGCTTTAAAAATAGGTAGTACAATGTTATATATATTGGAGAAAATGCAAAAATGATTAATTTTAATTGTAATATAAAAGTAAAACATAATTTTAAAAATATAGAAGCTATAACTCAAAAGATACCAGAGATAGCAAAAGAAATAACAGAAGATGTTTTAAATAATATTAGAGGCTATGCAATAAGATTAGAAAAAGGACATAACAAGGAAGGTATATTAGTTGAAATGGTTGATATGTCTACTAAAGAGGTAAAAGGAAGGGTTTATGCAGATCCTTCTAAATTTATGTCTAATGGAGTCTCATATTTATTTTTTGAATACTTTGGAACAGGTGTTAATGCTGAGATGGAACATGTAGGAAAATCAAAACACTTCATTCAAAGTGGTTACACAGAATGGTTTATTCCAGTAAATAAGGTTGAAAAAGCATTACCTTATCCTGTTGTAAATATTCAAGGAATGGACTTTTATATAGCTCATGGAATGAAGGCAAATCATTTCCTTGGAGATGCTGAATTTAAAAGTAGAAATGAAAATGCAGAGATTATCAAGGAAAAATTAGATCAGATGTTAAAGGAGGTATGCAGACAATGAAAGATTTAAGTATAAAAGATTTCAGTGATTTATTATATGAACAACTAGAAACATTAAAATATAAACAAATATTAACAAATCCAACAACAACAAGTAAATTTCCTTGTTTAGAATTACACACACCTTTAAAATCTGTGAATAAAACAGAAAATGCATTTCCAATTAAGTCTACATTTCAAATATCTATAACATGTTGGAATGAAAAACAAAGACAAGCAATGCAAATGACAGATGAAGTTAGTACAAAACTTCAAGAATTAAATTTTATAAGGACAAATACCAGCCCAGCAATATACGACTCTATATTGCAAAAATATGGTATAACAATAACATTTGAGGTCATTTATAATGCAATAATGAACTCATTTGATTTTATAAGATAATAGGAGGAATTAAAAATGGCTAGTAATGAAATAAAAGACACAAATACAGTTGCAGATCAAATGCCTGACATAAGTAAATGGGTAAAAGTTTGGTATTCTGAAACAAAAATAGGAGAAAGAACACAAATTGCTTTTACTGAAAAAGTACCACCATTAGAAGAAGCACCAGATGCAGTAACTGGATCTGCATTGGATTTAGATTATGAATTTTCAGTACCAGGAATAAAAAAGGCATCTAATATTGAATTAGATATATACTTTACACATACGCAACATAAAAAATTAAGAAACTTAATGAACAAAGACTTGTACTGGTTTTTCCAAAATCCAGCACATACTGCTCCATCAGGAAGTCAACCATTAGTAAGAACATTAAAAGGACAAATGTTTGTTACAATGGGAGAAGTATCAGTAGGAGAATTTTTAAAAGAGACAGTTACAATATATAAAAATAGTGATGTGGAAGAAAGCGACGGCTTTCCCACAGCCTAGTTCTGATGTAAGTGTCGTGTCAGAACAAATAGGAATAGACACTAACAAAGAGAAGGCAACAAAATAAAGCCTTCTCTCTTTTGCAAAGGAGAGAAAAATGGAATTAGTAACAAGAAACAAAACAATAAATTTAGTATTTACAACAAGAAAAATAGTAAATATAACTAATATATTAAAGGGAAAGAATTTTGAAGATTTATATTTTAAAGCTGTAAATGAAAATGATTTAGATGCTTTAGCAAAAATAATATATGCGTTTGCAGAAGATGAAGCGGGAATAAAATCATTTAAAACAAGTGATGAAGTTTTTGAATTTATAGATGATTATAAAGAAGAAAACAACAAAGCATATGGTGATATATTTAATGAAATAGCAGGTGCAATAAATGATGAGGGTTTTTTCAAAAGCCAAATGACAAAAGAGGAAATGGAAGAGAAAATATCCAATCCATTATCAGGAATCAATATGGAATCACTAATCAAGACATCAGCAGAGAATGCAATAGGACAATTAGCTCAGAGAGAAATAATATCACGAGCTTAGAAAGTATATTAAATAATATAAAAAAATCAAACAATATAATAGAATTAATTTATAACTTAGAACCATTGGCATATTATTCAGGATTGAAACCTAGTGATTTTTGGAATGGAAGATATAAAGATATATACCTTTATTGTGAAATGTATATAATAAGATTACAAGATACATTTAAACAGCAAGTAAGGTTACAAGATGCAACAACTACTAAATTAATTCAAGCAGATAGTATGTGTAATAAACATCCTAAGGTGATACCTCTTACTGATTTTTTTCCAAGCCTATTTAAGAAAAAATAAAATATATAAAAAAATATATTTTCGACAAATTTCGACAGCATTTTTCTAAAAAAGTGATATAATCCTTTTATAATAATAAATAAAGGGGAGAAATAACCATGACAATAAAAGAAGCTGTAAAAGGAAATGGAACAATGTTAGGAATTTTGGCATGTTCTGGAATGATAAAAAAAGCAGAAACAATGTTATCAAATGATGAAAATGTGGAGTTTGCCTGTGTTTATAATGTGTATACTGAGCCTAATAATGAAAATTTAAAAGTAAATATTGGATTGGATACTAAAAAGAAAAATGCTGGAGTAATAGTATTGACAAATAAAAGAATATTCTTTTTAAGCTCGATTTTAGGAAAGACTATAAGTAAGCAAATTAAAATACAAGATATACAATCAGTAGATTATAAAACAACACTATCATTAGCTACAATAAGAATAAAAGGAATTACTGAAATGATAGTAATTGAAGCTACTAAGAAAACAGCAGAAGAAATGATAAGCAAAATAAATGATCTACAAAGTAATTCTAATAGTGAAAAGACTTCTTTTGGTAACATATCACAAGCTGATGAACTACTAAAATTTAAAAAATTACTAGATGAAGGCATAATAACACAAGAAGAATTTGAAAGAAAAAAACAACAATTATTAAAGTAGGATGGTTAAGATAAATGTTTCAATTGATATGTTTCTTATTATGTTTACCTTTTTATTTATTTTATATAGTTGTTAAAGTAGAAATATATATTTTAATTTTTATTATAAAATTAATAAGCAATATAGTTGCCGCACTATTACAAAATGAAAGAAACTACAAGCCCAATAAGTTTAAGACAACAAATTCATTAATCAGTATAGAAAATAATAGTAAGAAATTAAGCTATAATGATGAAAAAGAAGTAATAGTTCATAAGAGTGAATATAAATTGACTCAAATAACAGATATAGAGCTAAAGATTACTATTGATAAAATACAAGAGATATATAAAGAACTGGGATTCGATGTAAAAGTTATAAATATCATAAAAGAAAAATATATAACTGAATACGAGGTAATCTTTCCACAAAATGTTACTCAAGCTGATATTTTATCTGTATCGGGTAAAGTAATAAATGAATTTGAAATAGATGGAGTAAAAATTGTTGGAAATACTAAGAAAAATAATAGAATATATATACAAATACCATTAAAATATGAAAAAACACTTACTTGAGTAGGTGTTTTTATTTGTCTTTATATTCTTTTAGAAACATTATATACCTGATAACATCTCTGAGAAGAGATAGGTGTAGATTATATAACAAAAAATATAAAAATGAAAGGAGGATTAGCTTATGACAGTGGAAGAAATAGAAATTATTGTAACTGCAAAAGTAGAAGAAGCATTAAAAGAATTTGAGAAGTTTTTACCAGCAATAAAGGAAGTAATGAAACAAGCACAAGAAGCTTTTTCAAAAGTAGATATGAAAGAATTTCAAAAAAATATCAATCAATCATTTATGTTAGTAAAAAAACAATTAGCAAATTTGAAAAAAAGTTCTGAAAATAATCAAATAAAGATTAAAATAACAAATGCAGAAGCAATAAAACAAATAAGACAAGTAAAAAAAGAATTAGATGCATTACATAAGCAACATACTGCACGGAGATATAAGCATAAAAAGTAATAATATAAAAGGTTCAAAAGAAAATACTAATGGTAATTTTGATCCAAACGATATTAGTGGAATGACAATAAATGGACAAACATTTAATATAAAGAATATTACTGGTTATTCTAAAGAAATAATGAAATTAACAGGACATTTAAAGACACTGAAAAGTGCATCAGAAGATGTTAAAATTCCAGAAATAAAAGCACCTGAGATTAAAACTCCTGAAACCAAAATAACTGGCTATAGAGGAAGCATTAATAATAATACAGAAAATATTAAACCAAATACTAATTCAATTAATTTGTGGGATATGATAAAAAGTAAAATTCAGCAAGTTATTCCATTTGTTAGACAATTTAAACAACAAATTCAACAAGTGGGAGGCTCAAAAGAATTAGAATTAGTAAAATATAAAATAAGTGAAGTAGAAGAAAAATTAGAAAATGCAAAAGAGGGTAAGATACATTTAAATACTAAAGAAATAATAGAAGCGGAAGCAGAATTAGAAAGATTAAACAATAAAAAAGATAAGCTAGAAAAAGGTGGCAAAGGAAACTTTTTCTCTAACTTTTTTTCAAGTTTAAAGAAAATAACCCCATCTATGAATAATATATCAGGAATAACAATTAAAATTAAGAACCAAATAAAACAATTGAATGGTGGGATAAAAAATGGACTGGGACATGTATTAAAATATGCTACTGCATTATTTAGTTTAAGAAGTGTCTACTCTGCATTAAGTGGTAGTGCTCAAGCTTGGTTAGGAAGTCAAAATAAAGGAGCACAACAATTAAGTGCAAATATAGAATATATGAAATATGCGATGGGAAGTGTATTTGCACCAGTTATACAATATGTAACTAGTTTAGTATATCAATTGATGAAAGCTATTCAAAGTGTAGTTTATGCAATGTCAGGAGTAAACATATTTGCTAAAGCCACAGCTTCATCAATGAAAAATACATCAAGTAGTGCAAAACAAGCAAGTAAATCTTTATCAAGTGTACATAGCGAAATTAACAATGTTTCAGACAATAAATCAGCTAGCAGTGATGGAACAACAACACCTAGTATGGATTTATCTCAAATGGACAATCAAATGAGTTCATTTGGACAAAAATTATATGAATTTTTTAAGCCACTAAAAGAAAGCTGGGATAATTATGGAAGTCAAGCAATTGAAAAATTAAAAACAACAGCAGAACAAATGGGTGGATTAATTTCATCTGTGTGGAAAAGTTTCGAAAATATTATAACAAATGGTACAGCATATTCAATTTTGGAAAATATATTAGCAATAATAGGAAATATATCAGAAGCCATAAAAAATGCATGGCAAAATAATGGAAATGGAGATGCCATAGTACAGAATTTAGCAAATGCATTTAACAACCTTTTGGAAGTAATAAGAAAAATAACACAAAGTACAATTTTCCAATGGATTTTAGATGTTGGCGTGTTGGCAATAGAAAAACTTACAGAAGCAATTGAATGGGTAACACAAAAAGTTGATGAATTTGTGGGCTTTTTAACAGGAAGTAATGATGAATTAGATGGCTGGGCTATTACAATAGGTTCTATTGCAACTGCAATAGGCTTAGTTGTAGCAGCACTTGTATTATATAATGTAGTTGCAGGAATTGCAGCAGTTGTTACGGCTGTTTTAACTTCTCCAATTACATTAGTAGTATTAGCAATAGCAGCCTTAATAGCAATAATTGTTTTATGTGTTAAACATTGGAATACAATAAAAGAAACAATGATCCAAGTAGCTACAACAATAAAAGAAAAAGTAATAACAGCATTTAACTATATGAAAGACAAAATTTCAACTATATTTAATACTATAAAAACAACTATTGTTAATATTTGGAATGGAATTTGGAATGGAATAAAAAATATCATTAATAAAATATTAGGTGGAATAGAAAGCTTTGTAAATGGAACTATAAAAGGTATAAATAAACTATTATCAGGTATAAGTAAGGTTGCCAATGCAGTAGGTTCTTTTATAGGTTTAAATCCAATTTCATTGCAAATAAGCACAATTTCATTACCACGACTTGCAAAAGGTGGAGTGTTAACAGAAGCAACAGCAGTAGTAGCAGGTGAATATTCAGGAGCAAAATCAAATCCAGAAATTGTAACACCACAAAATATAATGAGAGAAACAATTGAAGATGTATTATTAGATTTTGCATCATTAGACAATAACGATAGACCAATAAATTTAACAATTAATGTAGGAAATAAAAAACTAGGACAAATATTACTAGAGGATTTAAGAGATAAAACAAGAAGAACAGGAAAAGACATAGAAGCTTTAATAGGAGGATAAAATTATGTTATGGAGAGAACATGGAAAAGAGGAAAATTTACCAACACCAAGTACATATAGCGCAGATATAGAAGATACAGACAAAGATAGTTATACATCAAATGATGATGGCTCCTTAATTGATAATCCTATCGCAGTAGGAATGTTAAAGCTTTCTATGTCATGGGATTTTAATACAGAAGAAGAAGCAGAAGAATTATGTCAAAAAACATTTAAGAATCCATTTATATTGGATATAAAAATTCCAGTTGTAAAAGGTGGATTTTTAGAAGGAGCTAAGTTTAGAGTTTCAAAGAGAAAAGTTGAAATGATAAAAACAGAAAAAGGAACAGAAACAGAAAAGACAAAATGGAAAACATCATTTAATTTAATGCAAAAAGAATTAACAGATGCACAAAAGCAAATTGTTTTGGAGGTAAACGATGTATAAAGGATTAACAGAAAAAGCAATAAAAACAATATATAAAAGCAATGCACTAACAGTTACTAATATTTATATAGATAATGTATTATTAAATCCAAAATATTTGCTAGATTTTAAACATGGAGGAGAACTATTTGATGAAAAACTAGAGTTGGGAAGTGTTCCAAGTCAATACATAGAGATGAAAATACATAAAAATTCAGGAATAACTAATCCTAAGACAATAAGAATAGAATATGGTGTTTTAGTAAATCATGCTATAACAGTTGCAGAGTTAAATAAAATGCTAGTATGTGATCTAAACAAATTACAAGTAAAAAGTTTAGCAAAACATGATGATAGTTTTGAAATGATGCCAATACGGGATTTATAATGTAGATGACTATGACGATGAAGATAGCAATGTAATAAATATAAAAGCTGTAGACAATATTATAAAATTAGATGCAGACGATGGATATTATGATGCTAGTGAATTGATAAAGAAAAAAGGCTATGCAACTTTAAGTGAAATAGCAGAAGATATATGTAAAAAGAAAGGGCTTGAATTAGAAACAAGCTCTTTTCTTAATTCTAATAAAAAAATATATGTTTATGACAATGAAGTAAAAGCAAGAGAGTATATGAGTTATATTTCAGAAAAAGCTGGAGGATTTTGTTGTGCTGGTAGAACTGGTAAAATTCAAATAAAAAAACTTGGAGAAGATGAAGAAATAATTCCTCAAAGGTTATTTAAAACTTACAAATGGGGTGAAGGACATCAGATATCAAGAGTAGCTTATGAGAATGGAACAGAATCATTTAAAGTAGGAGATGAAACAAAAGATACACTTTGGATTAGACAAGAGAATTTATTTATTAGCGAAGAAGATGATATCCAAAAAATATATGATGCTGTAAAAGATTTAGATTTTTATAGTTTTGAAGGAACAACAATAATAAATCCAGCTGTCGATATTGGAGATATTATTAATATTGATGGCAAAAAGGTAATTTATCAAGGCGAAATGACATTAAACAAACGATTTATAGTAGACATAAAAAGTAAAATAGCAATAAAACAAAAACAAGATACAACAACAAGAAAACAGAGTCAACAAGTTATAAATAGAAAAATTCAAAGTCAAATAGACGAAGAAAATTTAAAATTAACTCAATTAGCTAAGGAAACAACAGAAAACACAGAAAAGCTTACAAAACATGAACAGACAATAGATAGTATAAGTGACAAAGTCTCTCACATAGAAGAAACAACAAATGTAATTGAAGGAAATAAAACAATACAATTAGGAAATGCGGTTGCAGGTGAATTAGTCGAGTTACATATCTGTGGAAATAATGATGTATTTAGTAGTTTAAAAATTGGTGATGATGTAGTTTTAAGTGACGATCTATATTTGCTTGGAGATAGCATAATTGTAGTAACAGATTCAAAAGGAAATTCCAAGGAATATGAACTAGGAATTGAAGATGTGTTGAGACAAAAAGAAGATGTTTATGATGAGTATGTTTTAAAAGACGGAAAAGCCAAAATAATCCGACGAATAAATATAGACGGAACAATTAAGGCTAAAGAAACAATAGAAGATTTAGGACAATTCTCAATTGAATTATTTGATGGCACAAACACATTATCAATAAAAAACTATACAGCAAGCTTGAAAGCAAAATTTGCAATAAAAAATGACATGACTAACATTTATGCTTCAAAGGTTGAGATGAATAGTGCAATAGAACAAACAGCAGAACAAGTTGATATTAATGTAAATAAAAAGCTTGAAAGTTACTCTAAAACAACAGAGATGAATGCATTGATTGATGTAAAAGCTGAGGAAATATCATCACAAGTCAAAGAAAAGGTTGGAAAAGCGGAAGTTGGAACATATATAGAGCAGAATAAAGAAGCGGTTAAACTAGCTTGGAATCAAATATCAGAATTTATACAAATGATGATAATAAACAATAATGCTAGTTTTGCGATATTAGATAGCAATAAAAAAGTATTAATGGCACTTGATAAAACTGGACAACATTTTTATCAAAATGATGGAACAACAATATTTGGAGATATGGGTGTACAAAAAGAAGATAATGATCAATACATTGCATTTTCAGTTTTATCAGATTACAATCAAAAGCTTTCAAATGGTATGGCATGGGGAATAAAAACAAAATCAGACAATAAATTTCACCCAATTTTTTATATTAAAAATTTTCAAATGTCAGAAAAAGCTTCTGACGCTTCATACGGAGAATTGGTATTAGCTTCATGTAATATATTACTTGATGGAATCTCAACAGGAATAATTGGTGGAAATATAAAAATGTACGCAGATGAAGTAAATAGTGCAATTCAATTCATTAATACAGATACTAACACAATTCTATTGTCTATAAGCACACAAGATTTAGAGTCTGGTTATGCTAAGATAAAATTATTAGATAATATATCAGTTTATAAAAATGTAGGTGGAACAAATTCTTTTAGATTGGGAAGTGGAAATAATTATACTTTAATTGAAGATGATGGTTCAATATCAGCATATGGTGGAACAATTAGATTTGGAATCACCGGACGCGAAGTAAGCTTTGATTTATATGTTAAAAATATGGCTTCGATTTATGGGAATTTGAATGTGAATGGAAATGTATATGCAAATAATATTTCATCAGACAGAAGAATAAAAGACAATATAAAAGATTGTGATATAAAAGCATTAGATATAATAAATAAGATTCAACATAAACAATTTGATAAAAAAGACGACGGAAAACATTATAATATTGGATATATTGCACAGGATATGGAAGAAATAGATTCTAATTTTATAATAAAAAGAGAAAAAACAGATACACTTGAAGAAAGATATTATATTAATGAATTACCGATTATTGCTACATTATCTAAAGCAATACAAGAATTATCACAACAAGTAGAGTCACTTCAAAATGAAATAAAGATACTTAAGGAGGACAAGCAATGAAATTAATAGATTGGATAAATAAGGTAACAAAGTTAAATCAAACCACACTGACTGAATTTCAGAATAATATTGAGACTGGTAAACAAGATAAAATGAAAGAAGGAAAATGGACTCCAAGCATCAATACAGTAGAGAATAAAGCTCCAACCATAACATATACTACTCAAGTCGGAAAATATGAAAGAATAGGAAAACTTGTTTTTGTGGATTTTTATGTAAGAGGTAAAATTACAAAATTAAATGGAACTGAAAATTATGCTGTTATTGAAGGTTTGCCCTTTGTACCAAGAGACAAGTATTTTGGACAGCAATCGTTGAATGTGGCCTTGGTATATTCATTGTTGGAAGACAATTTGAATGTAGCATTTATCCCACAAGATGGAAAAATAAGAATACAAGCATTAGAGAGTTCTGCTAAAAAATTAAAAATAACTAATACAAATTATTTTGAAATAGCTGGTAGTGGTTGGTATGAAACTGATGATTAAAGGAGGAATGAAATGGCGGTAAAAAAGATTGAAGAATTAAATATACATAGAGATGTAAATTCTACAGAACAATTTGATGTGCAAGGTTATTTAAATGAAAACTGGGATAAAATGCAAGATGTAGTAGATAACAATGCAGAAGAATTAATGCAAGCACAAAAAGATATAAGTACATTAAAAGAAGATAATAAAACAAATAAAAGTAGTATAGATGTTTTAAAAAAAAGCAATGAAACAAGAGATGAAAAGATTTCTAAAAATACAGAAGATATAGAAGCTATACAAGGAAGCATAAAAACAGCAATAGAAACAATAAATAAAAAAGATAATGAACAAGATGAGGACATAAAAGCAAATAAAGAGTCAA